GGAGTTGTGTCAGGGTCAGCCATTGGATCGTGTGGCTTTCGCCGCATTGTTCGCGGTGATCGGGACGAACTACGGTGCAGGCGATGGTTCGACCACGTTCAACGTCCCGAACTTGCAACAGAGATTCCCACTCGGTAAAGCGGTATCAGGTGTCGGGTCGGTGCTCGGTGAGACGGGTGGAGCGATCAGTCACACGCACAATGTTCCGGCGCACAGTCATGGCGTCGGTACCTTAGCTGTTGCCAGCCACAGTCATGATGTCGGCACCATTGCCGCCGCCAGCCATACGCATGGTGTCGGCACGCTGGCAGTAGCGAGTCACACGCACGATGGAAGCGGCTTGGCCGTAGCGAGTCACACGCATGACTCCGGTTCGTACTCTGCGGCTTCGCATACACACGGAGCCGGGACGTTTGCGACGAACTCGACGGGCAATCATGAACATTACATGCCTGCCCACTCGCATGGTCCGGGGTCGTTTTCCGCCAGCATCAGTGGGAATACAGGCGCACATTCCGGTAGTTATTCGGAGGATGCTACGTTCCCGATTGTCGGCCAGAATCCGATGACGATTTACTATTCTGCGCCTGCACACGTCCACTCGTTCAGTGGAAGTGGCGGCGTGACTGGTACGTCAGCGAATAGTTCTGGTTCGATTAAGACCGATACGAATGGTGCTCATAGTCATACACTGACTGGAGCGACCGCCGCTGTGGCTCCTGATGTGACGGGAAGCAGCGGAGCCGCAGCACCGGGAGTAAGCGGTAACACAGGAGCCGCAGCACCGGGATTGACCGGGACAACTGCTGCTGCACAGTCCGCGATGAGTGGTGCGACGGCAGCTACAGCCCCGGCGATTTCAGGTGCGACCGCAACAGCACCGATTACGGCGACGGATGGAGCCACCCCGGCGTATTGCACGGTGCAGTTCATCATTAAGGCGACCTAGAGATGGCGAGTCCCGATCCCGCAACAACTGAATGGGTGCCGATTTGGAATGTGAAGACCGAAGGTCCAGTCGGTCCACAGGGGCCTGAAGGTCCAGTTGGTCCCGCAGGCCCCGAAGGTCCGATTGGGCCGCAGGGAATTCAGGGTATTCAGGGTGAGACAGGTCCGGAAGGTCCGATTGGCCCCGAAGGTCCGCAGGGTCCGCAAGGTATTCAAGGTATTCAGGGTCCGCAAGGTATACCGGGCACGAGTAGTGGCGGCGATGTGGTTGGTCCTGCGGGTGCTGTCGATGAAGCGATCCCGACCTTCAACAGCACGACCGGCAAGCTGATCAGGAATTCGACGCTCTCGTATTGGGAAGCTGCGAAGGTGTTGCAATTTGGCGGCAAGACCGCTGCGTCACCGGGGCTACGGCCAAATGGAGCCTTACTTGAATCCGTTCTTGCGGATCAGACGCTATATGCAAATTTTCGCTGTAAAGACCTGCTCAACACCGGGATCGTTCAGCCGAATGGCTTTGTCTACCCCGGTCGCGCCGATACGCCGGGGACAGCACAAGGCTCGTGGTATCTCGGCACGCATGGCAGCTACGGCCTTTACACTAACACCGGGCTTTACGTTACGACCGCCATCTTCGGAATGCCGTGGATCGCTTTTACTCCGGTGTGGACTTCTACCGGCACGCAACCAGCCATCGGTAACGGGGCGCTCATCGGGCGCTACCTCACGATTGGCCCTCTGTGTTTCATTCGCATCCGGTTGTATTGCGGGTCAACCACCACCTTTGGCACCGGAGCCTTCCAGTTCTCGCTCCCGCTCACAATGAATCAAGCTGGTGGCACGATGATCGACGCGCATGGTTCCGACGCAAGCGATGGCGCAGCGGCCTATCGCGGCATGGGCCGCATCGACAACGCCAACCGATTCACGGTATTCTTCCATCAGGCTACGGTCTCAAAGCTCGGCCTCTGGACCGGCACTACGCCTTACGCGATGGCAAACACCGACGAACTCAATATGTGGGGCCAGTTTGAAATCGCATGACAAAAACATACTGTGATCGCTGTGGTGATGAAGTTCCACCGGACAAGCTCCAGCAATGGCCAGTGCCGGTGTCGCAGCCGGATGGGTGGCATTCTCAGAGAGTGGATATCTGTCCAGCGTGCATGAAGGTACTGGCGAGTTTTCTGGAGAGGAAGCTCGTCGCGGTGAAGTGAGCCATGGTCAATGTCGTTGGCATTCTGTATCCGGCGCTCTATGCCTATTTAGTCGAAGTCCCGGTCGAACCACCGGGTGTCATACCGCCCGGTACGTGTGTCACAAGCGAGGTCAGGTCACGATGTAGTGTGACAGCCGAGGTTAGTTGTCGGCCTAAAGTGGAGTCCTGTGGAGTAGAAGTGTGGCAGTCACCCATCCCACCATCAGTAGATTCGCTGGTGATGGAGTGTGGAATTGAAGTGCGTCAAGCCATCGAATGTGAGACCATCGAGTGCCGCAGTCTGGTCACAAGTGAGTGTGTCGCTGTCAGTTATCCGGAGGATGCGGTGGAAGAAGTAACCCCAAAGGTTATAGCCGAGGTGACGGTAAAGTATCTCGGGTCTAGTGCAATTGGTTGCACAAATCCGAAGGTGACGGCTGGCGTCTCTGTCAGAACCAGAATGGTGGCTGAGGTGTTGACGTGTGCATGTAGGAGTCAATCATGAGAGTCACGCTGAGACGCGGTAACGATCAGGTGGTGACGATGGTTGGCCTGCGGACCACGGATGCCCCACCGACCTTTTTGAATTCCGCCACGGTCAAGGCGACGTTGCATGATCCGAAGGGTCAGCCCGTACCGATGTTTACTGATGTGACGATGGTGTACGTCGAAGGCAGTGATGGCAATTACGAATGGGTCATTGCCGCCGACACCATGATGCTTCCGAAGAGCGTCGAGTATTCGATTGTCATGACGGCGAAGCAAGATGAACTGGACTACCGTGCAGTGCATGTCGCGTCGGTCATCGACTAGGAGTTATCATGCCGGTGTTTGGGACCAGTCAGCCGCAGACCTTGGAAGCCGGTCGTCCTGCACTCGTCTGGGATGACGAGGACGTGGTGACGACAGCCCCTGAGTCGTGCAGTGCATCGGTGGGGTTGCAGCGGAATGAGTATTTTCCGAATTGCTTCTCAGCCGAGTTTAAGTTTGCCGCAGATCCCGGAGCCATCATGGTGGATTTACAGGTGGCTGATACGAATGAAGACCCATACTTCGTGACGAAGGCCAGCTTCGAAACCGGTTTGAACGATGCGTTTGTGGGTCGCATCGAAGCCACGAACATCGTGGCCAAGTTCGTGCGGCTGAAGATGGTGACGCTGACCAATGCAGTCAAAGTAACCGCGAGATTCTTCTGAGGCGACCATGGGCAATGGATTGGTGATGACGTTGCCTCTGCCACCCACAGTGGGTGGAGGTGGTGGCGAAGGTGAAGATGAAGTCCTACCGGGAGCCTTGTCTCGGATTGCGGTGTATCAGGCTGACGGTAAGTTGGTAGATGGTGGAGCGACCATCGCAGATGTGATAGCGATTGCTTCGCAGATTCCACCTACACCCGTGGCCCAGAATTCATTTCTGGTGAGTGGTGGAGCTATCGTCTGGATTTCGGCCTACAACTTCACCATCGCAGCCGCCACGTATTACATCAATGGCATCCTGATTCACAGCATTCAGCAGAACGTGTCATTGGCCGCAGCCGATGCCAGTCTCGACCGTATCGATGTAATCGCGGTGAATGCAGCCGCCGCAGTTGTCGTGGTAGCAGGCACCGCAGCCGCCCAGCCAGCCGAACCCGATGTTGATCCTGCCACTCAATTAAAGCTCGGCGTGATTTTGGTGTCTGCTGCCACGTCAGCCCCGGTGGGTGCCGCCGTAACGAACCTGTGGCTGGAGCAAGCTGGGTCACCCACAGAATGGGACTGGACCGCTTCAGGATCAGGCTTCACCATCGGTAGTACGAGCAACCCACGCACGGGTACGAAGTGTTTGGAAGGCACAGCGGTTCCGAAGAATTCATATCTGCAAGCGGCGATGGCGTCTGGTGGTGTAGACCCGAACGACTACGATTCGTTGGTGCTCTACATCAAGTCCAAGGCTAACTGGACGGGCAGTCGGGCGCTGAAGTTTCAGTGGCACGCCAGTGGTACCGCCAAGGGTCTTGGATTGAATCTGGCGACTGGTGTCTACGGGTTTGATTCTGCACAGGTCGCGTCGTACCAGATGGTCGTGATCCCGATGGTGCAGTTCGCGGTGCCGCAGGGTACACAGTGCAATCAATTGCGAATTACGGACACCAACGGAGCCATTGGTTTCTTCATTGACGATATCTCGTTGCAACAGGGCATCCCATCGGACCTACAGATCGATGCCTTGACGCAGGCGCAGGCTGATGCCCGGTATGTGCAGTTGCCACACGTCCGGAAGGTGGGCGTCTCGTTGGACGGCACGACCGGTGTGAAAGGCTCGGTTCAGGTCGATTTTGCAGGCACGATTATCGGATGGAGCATTCAAGCTGATGCCGCAGGCGATATATCCGTGGAAGTGTCTAAGGTCGCTGGGACGCAAGCAGTGCCAGTGGTCCCTGACCCGACCACGCACAAAATCAGTGCGTCAGCCCCGATCACGCTTACCGCAGCCCAAGCAGCGGGAGTAGGGGAAGCTGGAGTAGCGACGTGGAATAGAAACGTCGCCCAGTGGGACTCGATTCAGTTCAAAGTGGTGACGGTGACGACGGTGACGAGAGCCGTGTTGTGGCTTCGCATCAGGGAGGCGTAATATGCCGCTGACATGGAAGACGGAACCACCGAAGAAAAAGAAGAAGCCAAGCTATAAGTACGTCCTCAAGTTCCCTGCCGAGAAACAGACCGGGTGGCAGGAAGTTGTCATGGACATGGATAAGATTACGTCGGCGTTGGAAGCAGCCCGAACACGTATCACCGGAGAGTAGTCGTGCTGCGGGACCAACTGCTGACGGAATATGAGAACCGCTTTGCCCTGAAGCGGGACTATGTCTCCGCATTGAAATTCGATCCGAGTCAACCACGCGATGACAAGGGGCGTTGGACCAACATCAAACACCGCATGGCCACGCTCAAGATCAAGTATCCAGCGGTGGCCCAGAACTATCCACGCAGTACACATACCGAGATGGGTAGTATCGAGGCCCATACTAAGGACGTGGGCCGCGAGTGGGAAAAGCAACTTACCGACGAGGAGATGGCAGGTATCTCCGAACGATTTGGGAGTGACGTTGAAAAGCTGATGGAGACGGCGATTCCGTTGCACGATATTGGGAAAGCCGAGGCTATCGAGTCCGGAGCGGGGAAAGAAGCGCAACACCAGTTCACTGTTCCCATCATGCAGGACGTGCTCCGGAAGGAAGGCTTCAGCGACAAGGACATCACGTTGGCTACGGAACTACTGAACCATGACCTGATTGGGCCGCTATTCCGTGGGTATGAAGGGTTCAGTGCGTTAGAAGCGGACGTGGTCAAGAAGTTACAGGAGAAGGCCACCAGAGTCGGTATGGACGTGGCTGACTTTACGACGTTGCAGATGGCGTTCTATCAAGCCGATGCCTCAGCGTATCCCTACATCACGTCGTTCATGACGCAGGAGCCATCTGGCAAGTGGACCTTCAAGGGCAATCCAAAGATTACCGCCATTGAGAAGTTGATGGCACGGAAGTTCGACCCGAGTCAGCCGCGTGATGACCAAGGCCAGTGGACGAAGACCACGGGACGCTCCTTCAGCAGTGAAGAGGGCTATCAGTGGCACGAGAAGGGACCGGGGGCCGAGTGGGCGAAGACCAAGCTGACCAGCAAAGACGCGGACGTGGTGGACAGCTATGCGGGATTCACGTATCGCCAGATCAACGAACTACGTCGAGGTAAAGCACCTACCAAGGAAGCACGCATCCGTGCGTTGACGCCAGAGGAGCACCAGAGAATTAAGGACGCTGACGATGGTGAAGCCGTCCAGAGGATGATTCCACCGGAAGGTCCAGAGTTCCGTTATTCATATAGCTACGACAACATCCCGAAGGATACGCCGGGTGGACCGGGATACATGGCGGCACACTGGGCGGTAAAGGGTCCAGTGCTCGATGAGGAACGACTCACTGAAATTACGGACAAAGCCAACCATCTCGATGACTTGATTGCCAACCGTGGACTGGTGCTGGACGAACCGGTGCAAGTGATTCGTGGAGCCTATCTGCCCGGTGTGACGTTTGAATCGTTACAGGCCATGCAGTACGAGGGACCGAACGGCGAACCGCCACCCGTGTATGAAGAGAAAGGTTTCACGTCCACGATGCTGGGGGAAGCGGGTGGACGGGCAAAGAGCTATCCGGCACTGGGTAAGTGGGAGAGTCTGTACCAACGCTATGGCAGTAAACCCGGCATGATAGCGAAACATCAAGATGAAGTGGGCACGGCAGTGCAGTTCCACATCACGTTACCTGCCGGAACCAAGGTGGCAGCGGTGGAAGCGGCTCGACGGATGCGCTATGAGTTTCCTCGTGTTCAAGATCCTGCGGTGTTCGAACATCCTGAGTGGACGGCAGACGGAAAGCTGAAGGTTGAAGATTTTACGATCCCAGATTATACGCAGACTCCGACCATCAATGCCAAGGATCTGGATGACAAGGACAGGCGAACTGAGAGTGAAATTCTTCTTGGTAGTGGCGCACGATTTCGCGTGACGAAGGTGCATCCGGGGTATACCTACCAGACGGGTGATCCCACGCTGAAGCCGGTGCAAGTGGCTCAGGTTTATCTGGAATACATCGGCGGCGGCAGTAGTGAGGGGAAACGGTAATGGCCCTGAAAATGATCAAGATGAAGCGGTTGCCGGAAGGGGCCGACCGATTCATGTGGAATGAGTTCCCGGTGTTCCGAGTCCCGGTTGAGCCGTATGCCCGTATCCTGAAGTTTGACCCCAGCCAGCCACGCGATCCCAAAGGCACCACCACCGGAGGGCAGTTTGCACGTGGTTCACGGTCTCCGCTGGAGCAGAAGCGTCGAGATTTTCAGGCGTTGCTGAAGCGTGAAGCGCGGGAAGAAGTTCACCTGAACCATCTTCGCGTTGACCTACTCAAGAAGTGGACCGTGTGGTCGGAGGAGATCAAGAATCGGAAGAAGCCGCTGAAGCCCGATGGTGCGGCGGCGAAGAAGCTCGATTCTTACAAGGAAGCCAAGGCGCTGGAAGACGATTTCCATCGTAAATACAACGAGGTCTCGGAGCGTCAAAGGAAATTTTTGGGGCAGGCTCATGAGATGCTGAAGGTGCCGCCCGAGATGCGTTCGAAGGTGATGTTCACAGACAATCCACAGAATCCGTTGCATCCGGGGGTGTCTGCACGAACGAAGATGGCTTTGCAAGTCTTCCGGGCGTTTGATGGGTCAGGAGCCTTTGAGCCTGTGAAGTTCCCGGCTGAAAAGTTGGACGAAATCATCAAGATTTTTGGTGGTGAGAATCCTTTCGTGCAGAATGAAGACGGCACCTACTCCATTCCGGTGTCGTTGAAGTTGAGTAAGGCCACGTCTGGGCGTGCCAATGCCGATATCGCCGGGGTCAACATCGCGGGTGGGAATGAGTTGGAGCGGCAGGTTTACCACGAGGTGGCGCACCACATCGAGATGCGACGGTCAGAGGTGTTGAAGGCTGCAATTGATTTCAGAGAACGCCAAGCGAACACCCCACGTGAGGTATACAAGCTGAACACTATCAAGCCGGGATTAGAGGATGACGAAATTGCCGTGCGTGGGAATTTTCTCGATCCCTACACGGGCAAGATTTACAGGGAAGACATTGCCACGGAAATTGTGTCCACCGGGGTGGAGGCATACATTATGGACCCGGTGAGTTTTGCCAGAAACCGACCCGAACATTTCAACCTGATTTTTGATATCATGCACGGGAAGTACCGATGATACAGATCAAGTTGCCATCTGGAGAAGAGGCGACGGTGAACAATGGAGTGTGGCGGGTGCAGGCCAATGCTGAACTGGAGCGGGTGTTGAACGCGCCCGAGATGCAGCCACCACCGGACAGTCATTACGCGCCTACTGATGATGCTCGGAAGGCGTACTGGGTGTTGGAGACGTGGGGCGGCACATGGGTGTCATCCGATGAACACCACCCACCCGGCAAGCTCTATTGACAAACGAATTGACCTGTGTTACCTTGATTGTTGCGCTCACCGACGACGGCGCACTGTAGCCTTCACGGAACAGTCTGGGTTCGACCCCCAGCGGTGGGCGCTTGACAAACATGGGGCCAATTGCTACCATAGATGCAGTTCGAAGTGACCAATGGAGTGGTGGAAAACATGGACTTTTACACGTTCGGCTTAGACAAAGACACGCTGACGAAGGGTTCGACCGAATTGCTCGGGGGCAAGGGTGTTGGACTTCTATGGTTGGCCAATGAGGGCGTTCCGGTGCCACCGGGGTTCGTCATTCCGACCAGTGTGTGGGCGGATTACGATAAGAAGCCCAAGACCACCATGAAGGAGATTGCCAAGGCTCTGCCGGAATATCTGGCGAAGCTGGAAGCGCACTTCGGCTACATGCCGTTGCTCTCTGTCCGTTCTGGTGCGCGTGTCTCGTGCCCCGGCATGATGGACACGATCCTGAACGTCGGTCTCGATAGCAGCAATATCCCGCAGTGGATCGAACGTCTCGGGCCGAAGTGCTTTGGAGACTCGTTCCACCGTCTGGTGTCGATGTATGGCTCGGTGGTGAAGGGCATTCGCAAGGAGTCGTTGTCTGGTGGCCTGAAACTGGCGCTGGACGGCTATCAGGCGCATGCCGGGGAAGAGTTCCCGAACGCGAAGGCGCAGCTACTGGGGTCCATCGAAGCGGTCTTCAAGTCGTGGGATAATGACCGGGCGAACGAATATCGCAAGATGCACGGCTACGACCGGGAGTGGGGAACGGCAGTGACGGTGCAGGCCATGGTCTTCGGGAACCTGAATGACCAGTCTGGCACGGGCGTGCTCTTCACGCGCAACCCTGACACGGGCGGCATGGCAGTGACCGGCGAATTCCTGCCGAACGCGCAAGGCGAAGACATCGTGGCAGGCATCCGGACGCCCCTGCCGTTGGACCAGATGAAGGACTGGAACGCGCAGGTTCACGATGAACTGCTGAGTCAGGTGCTCAAGCTGGAGAACTTGAAGCGCGAGATGCTTGATATCGAATTCACGGTGCAGGACGGCAAGCTGTACCTGCTGCAAGTGAGAACCGGCAAGCGGTCAGCCATGGCGGCGATCAAGATTGCCGTGGATATGGCCAAGCAGGGATTGATTGAGCCGAAGGTTGCGGTGAAGCGTGTATCGGCCAAGCAGTTTGACTTGGCCCAGACCGTGACGCTGGACCCGAAGTGGACGAAGCAGGCGGCATTCCAAGGTATTCCGGCGTGCTCGGGTGTCGTGAGTGGCAAGCCGGTCTTCACACGGCAGGATGCAATCAGTTGCAAGGAACCTTGCATCCTTGTGACGAAGGAAACGCAGCCCGATGATATCGCTGGCATGAATGCGGCGAGGGGAGTCATCACGATGGTGGGTGGTCTGACGAGCCATGCGGCGGTTGTGGCGCGTGGCATGGACCGCGCCTGCATCGTGGGTGTCGGACAGGATGTGGAGTCGTTCAAGGATATCGAAGTGCTGAGCATGGACGGTTCGACGGGCCGGATCTGGACCGAGAAGGTACCGACTGTCGGCGGCTCGGCTAACGGACTGGTTCAGGATTTCAACGCGCTGGTCTACGAGACCTTGGGTGTCGTCCCGGTCATCTTCGATACGCCGAAGAAGCCTCTGAACGAAGCTCTGCTGTATCTCGGTGATCAGGTGCTGAACGTGCCTGCGTCAGCGGTGAAGATTGTGGAGACGCTGAAGGTCGTGAACCGGCTCTATCTGGATCTGGTGCCATCTGCTGAAGAGGAACGGTATCTGAGCATCCTGTCGGCGCACAATCATGCACAGAGGCTGTTGGATTGGCTGGCCTCTGCGCTTCCTGAGAACCTTGCCAAGCGGCTGGTGCTGATTGCCAAGGCCGATCACACGTCATCGTTTACTCGGGTGGCTGCGGGGAGTGACCTTCGGTCCATCGTCATGAGCGACCACGAGATTGTGATGGAAGGTCTTGACGTGAACGACCCGGCCATCAAGAAGGTGCTGGCGTGGAAGCAGGCTGAGGGTGCCATCAAGGTGGTGTCCATCGGTAAGTATCTCGCGGGTTCGAAGTCGATCATCAGCGTCAGTCAGGCGCTGCAACTAATCGGGAACGGAGAGGTGCAGTAATGGCCCTGAGTATTGGCGTGAGTGTCGGCAGCAAGATTCTGGTGGGTGGACACATGGTGCAAGTGAAAGCACTGGTCTACCCGAACGTCGTGGTGGTGACGGTGGATCGTGGAGATGAGATCGTCATCAGTGAAGGGCAGGCGACGGAGATTCTGCCGGGTGTCCGTGTGCAGTCTGGAATTGGCGGCAACCGGTTGGCGTTCCATGCGGACAAGTCGATTCGAATTTCCCGTGTGGAAGAGGCAACGAAAGGTGAGCGACGATGAGGATCAGCACGAAAGTTCTGAAGGTCGTGCAGGCGGAAAAGATTTCGCCTGATGAATTGTTGATGATGCTGAGAGCCGCTGCATTCACGTCCCTGCGTGGATGCAACTTGCGGTACTTTCAGTGGCTCTTCGTGCGGAAGGGTGATGTGTTGCTTGACATGCAGCGTGTGGAACTGATGGAGATTGGTCGAGGTCAGGATCGCATGCTGGAAGAGCACGAGGCGTGTGACGGTGAAGGATGCCGTCAGTGCGGCTGGTCAGGACAGGTATCGAGAGCGGTGCAGGATCAGACCGCCACGGCGATGAACGCGGTATCTTGACAAACGTCTGGGTAGTGGTGTAGGATCAGGAGTCAGTTTTTCTCAAGGAGTGAGGCGTCATGTTGGGCCAGTTACAGATTCCGTTAGACCCCGGTAGCAAGTGGAAGCGGCAGTTCTTCGTGGTGACTGGTGGTCCGTTCATGGACTGCCCGGAGACCATGAAGGGCGTCAAGATGGCCAAGGAAATCAAGCAGGCGTGTGCCGTCGATATCCCGACGCAGGACTTCAGCGTGCCTGACCGCCTGACGCTCTACAGGGGGCTGGACAAGGCGCTGGACCTGATGCTGGCCGGTGAACCCATCTACGTGGGCTGCATGGGCGGCAAGGGGCGCACGGGGCTGTTCTTGGCCATACTGGCGAAGGCGTTCGGGGTGGCCAAGCCGGTGGAGTTCGTACGGGCGACCTATTACGCTCATGCCGTGGAGACGAAGGACCAGTACGAGTTCGTGAAGCGGTTTCTGGTAACGCCCCGGCAGCGGCGGAAGATCAAGCTGGTCAGGCGGTGGGCGTGGCTGAAGTTCTGGAAGACGAACCTAACCCGGTTGCCGGTGGAGCCTGAAGAGCGGGTGGGTGGCAAACAGGTCCATTTGACAAACGTCTAGACCTGTGCCAG